ACCAATGGTCAAAATATCGGAGGTTTCTTTTTTGGTGGTATTCCTTATCACAATACGCCATTTAAAAACCTTCCAGTGATTAAAACTGGTTATGACTTCACAGATGTTGAAGCAACTGAACTTAAAAGCTCAGGAGTTACTTTGTTAAGAAATAATCCAGCTAATACAGTTTTAATTTGTAATGAAGCGGTTACAACTTACAAAACAGACACTTTAGGCGCAACTGATACAACTTACAAATATATAAATTTCTTAGATACTCTTTCAATAGTTAGAGAATATATTTTTAACAATTTAAAAGCAGATCTTAGCCAGCACATATTAACTACTGGCGATCTCATAGCAGGTCGACCAATGATAAACAAAGAGGGTTTTGTTGCTATAATGATGGGCTATTATGCAACGCTTTCAGGATATAATGGCGACAATTCATATGTTTTATTAAGATCAGGTAGTGAAGAAAAAGACGATTTTAAAGATTCTTTGGACAGCGTAGCAATAACACTAAGCACTGGCACGATCACGGCCGAAAGCATAGCTAATATTGTTTCGCAAGTTCGAAATATAACTATAAACTTTACACCAACATTTGAGTAGGTTTTAAAATGGCAAAAGAAAAACAAGGTTCATTAACTATTAATACAAAAGTTATTAAATATGAAGGTAGAGTCAAGATACAGCCAGGATCAGCGACAAGGACTGGCTATCCTCAAGTAAACGGTTCTTTAGTTGTTATTGAGGATATAAGCACAAACATATCTAAAATTATTGTTCCTATAAGAGTGACCCCAGAAAGTAACAAAACTTTTGATGAGTTCTATAATAACGATGATAATAACATTATTACATTTAGAGATAAAAACTACTCAGGTTGCTTTATGGAAGTTTTGCCAGAAAGAGAAGACACGGAAGTTGTTGAATATGTCTTTATGGGAAATCCTGAAGCCTAAAGGAAGGGTACCCTGGTCAAGACATAATAGTTTAAAAAATCATTAAGAATTATCCAAAATACAAAACTTTGTATTGCAAAGCATATTATAAACAAAAAGACAATTTTTTTGGCTAGACCATTAAGGCATTGCATCAACTCTTGGTTTTCAGCTTCCTGCATATCTATTATTGATTGATACTTAATCTCCAAATCTTTTATTACTAGCAAAGTTTCATGATTAATAGTTTTTGAGTCTTTGTATATCTTAATAATGTTTTTTATAGCTTTGGTTTTGCTATTTTTGTTTTTACTTTTAGTTGATGTTTTTTTTGCAACTAAATCAAAAACTTTGCCAACTACATATTCAGCTCCAACAACCTTGGCAGCATTTTTAAATAATTTAAACATTGAATAACTTGAAAAGTTAATATTATATTGTATATGATAACATTAAAATATGCTTATATAAAGCATTATTAATTTAAAATTACTGCATATTATGACTCAAGATATTGTTGAATTTAAACTAACAACACCAATAAAAATTCAAGCTCAAGAGGATGGAAAGAATATTTTTAAAGATATAGAAACTTTGTATATGCAAGCACCATCTCAAAAGCAAATGAGAAGTAGTTTAAAATTAAGACAAAACTTTATGAAGACTTTCAATAGCTTTTTAAATATTGCAAATGACAAAAATAGCAAAAAAGATAATAGAGAGCAAGAACAAACTGTAGAGGATAAAGAAGACAAGCTAGAAGACGGTTTGCTTCCAGCAAAAGAAATAATAACCATTTTAAATTTTGGTGACCAAGACTTAGAAGAGTTTTATAATATTTGTTATGATTTTGTACTAAGCAATAATCTAGTTTTTGCAGACAAGTCTTTAATGACAGCTTTTAATTCTAATGATTTAGACAAACTATCTTTTAAAGATTACGAATTTTTGGCAGCTACATATATACAGGTTTTTTTTACTCAATACTGGGTTTAGAAAATTTTGATAAAAATTTAGAAGATATTATCTTTGATATATCTTATTATTATAATGGTGGAATAAATATAGTGTGGCTTGAAAATCAGCCATATACAAAAGTCTTGCGTGTTAAACAGCATTTAATTAATATATTAAAGTCACAACAGAAACAAGATAATGGCTTTTGATACTTCCTTTATAATAAATTTAAAAGATAATTTATCGCCAGAATTACGGAAAATCTCAAATAATTTAGAAAATACAGAAAGAAAGGTTGCAGGATCAACAGGGAAAATGGGAGGAGCTTTTAAAAGGCTTAGCAGTAAAATTGACTTAGCAGGTAGTTCGATGAGAGCTTTAAAGATTAGTTCTACTGCTGTGGCGGCGGGTGCTGCTGCTTCTGTAGTAGCATTTTCTAATATGGAAAAAGGTTTAGTTAATGTTAAAACTTTATTGGATAAAAACACGCTAGCAAAATTTTCTGATGATTTAGAAAATATGCAAAACAAAGCTGTTATGGCTGGATTTAGTATAGAAGATACAAACAAGGCTTTATTTGATAATGTTTCTGCAATTGGCATGTCCGCCTCTGCTATAAATGTTTTTGAACAAGCGCAAATATTAGCGAAAGCAGGAGTAACAGATTTGGGAATTGCAATTGATGGAGTCACCTCTGTAGTTAACGCCTACGGAAAAGAAACAACAAATGCTAAATTTGTAGCAAACGCCTTTTTTACAGCTCAGAAAGCTGGAAAAACGACAGTAGAAGAATTGGCTTCTACGATTGGTAATGTAGCATCAAACGCAAAATTGGCAGGCTTAACTTTAGAGGAAACACTGGCAACTATTTCAGCACTTACAACTGGTGGTATGTCAACATCCGTGGCAGTTACAGGCTTAAAGGGTGCAATAGCTGCATTGATAAAACCATCTAAAGAAAGTGAAAAATATTTAAGGGCAATGAATATTCCTTTTGGTGCTGCAAATATAAAAGCTGAAGGCTTTACAAATGTTTTAAAAAGGTTAATTGAAGCAACAAAGATATATGGAACAGATGCTCTTGCAAAAGCAATCCCAGCACAAGAAGCATTCACTGCTATTTCTGCACTAGGTGAACAGCAATTAGCATTGTTAAATAATACAATATTAAATATAAACAAAGACTTTAGAGATGGCACTGGAATGCTAGAGGCTTACGGTATGCAGATTGACACAACAGCGGACAAATGGTCAAAATTTACAGGGTCAATAAAAAGCGTATCTTCTAGCTTTGGAAAGATGATAACGTCTTTTTTACCTTTAGAAAGTGCAACTAATAAGCTTTCAAAATTTGCAGAGCTATTGTCTTTTTATAATCAAAAAGAAGAGGCAATAGAAAGAAGAAAGTCTAAAATCAGCTCTCGAATATCTGATAATCTAAAAGATAATATTATTAATCAAAATATTAACGCAAATGTTAATTCAATTAAAGAGGCTAAAATGAAAATAGATTTTGCCTTTAATAACATGCCACAAGGTATGAATGCTAAAATTTCTACTGATAAAAACAATGGCTTAAATGTAGGAGCTAATTCAATTACTGGCTCATTATGACTATTTTTAATATTGCCAAATATCCACAAGCAAAATTTAGAGATATAGAGTTTCACTATCAAGACAGCTCAGTGCAAGGCGGCAGAAAAACTGTTACTCATGAATTCCCTGATACAAATACAAGATATGTTGAGGATTTGGGTAAGTTAGAAAAAACTTTTAATATAAACGCCTTAATCGATATTACTAGTAATAACAAAGAGTTAGATTCCTTTGTTAATGCTTTAGAAAAAGAAGGGGTCGCAAGTCTCACACATCCCGTCTATAAGAAGCAAGATGTAGTTGTCAAAAATTATGTTATTAATGACTCTATTAGAGAGTTAGGTATTGTAAAAGTTAATGTAGTCTTTGAAAAAGCAAGTAAAAACAAATTTCCAGAGCAACAAGAGTCAAAAACTGGTAAACTTACAAACTTAAAAGCAAGCCTAGCAAGCTCACTTAATGAAAAGTTTGGAGATAGTTTTAAAAGCGTAAAGGGCAATATTGAAAAGTTTAGAAATGGCGTTAAGGCCATAAAAGCAACAAGTAGAGAAATAAAAAGAGTTACCTCGTTAATAACTGGGGCGGCTAATGAGTTTAATGATGCTGTTACCTCTTTAAATGAACTCGTTAATGATGCTGGGGCTTTAGTTCAAGCTCCTAGTGAATTAGCTGCAAAGCTGGGAGCGTCATTTGATAATATTGGATTTGCCTTTGAAAATGCTAGTGATTTGTTTAATGTTACTAAGCTTTTAACTCCTTTCTTTGCAGCCTCAGAAGATAGCCCCGTTGGTTCTTCTTCAACTTCTTT